GCGCCTGGACGACTGGACCTATCGCAAGGTTGTGGCGCGGGTCAGCGCGCGCTTCCGGCGCGAGGCGGTCGATTCCGCGGGGCTGCTGAATACTCGCGAGCGCGCCGCGCTGATCGAGGAGCTGCACGGGCTGGGCTTTCACCGCGCGGTTAATCGTCCGGCGCGGGCGCCGGCGCCCGGATCGTTTCAGGAAACGAAAATTATCGAGATCTGGCGCCTGCTCGACCAAGCCGGCGCGCTGCGCGACTCGTCGGACAAGGCGCTGCATGCATTCGTCCGGCGGCAGACGGCAGGCGCGCAGTCGATCCCGCGCTGGCTTACGGCCGAGCAGGCCAACAAAGTGATCGAAGGATTGAAAGCGTGGCTGAAGCGTGGCTGAGAAGAGGGGCGGCGAAAGCGGAGGTGGTGGCAGATGGCGGCGGAAACCCGGATAGCGGCCAGCGATGAAACAATCACGTACCTCTCACGCGAACGGCTGATAAAGCTGCTCGGCACCGAAGCCGCACAGCTCCTGGTACGGGCATTCGGCGGCGCGCGCTTTTGCGTGCCGGTGCCGGAATCGGCAGGAGCAAGGATGCTCGCCGAGACGCTGCACGACGGCCGCGCCGCTGAAAAACTCTGCGTCGAGTTCGGCGGCTTGCGCATCGTGATGCCGGTGCGAATCGTCCAGGTCAAGGCGCGAATCCGCGAACTCGCGCGCGCGGGCCTGGGCGCGCCGCAGATCGCGCGCGAGCTCGGCACCGCGGAACGCTATGTGTACCGGGTCCTCGCGGAGCACCTTACCCAGTGAACAAAGTCAGACTGTGACAGCGCACGCGCGCGTCCGTAGATTCTCGCCTCGATGGCGCAGGGCGGATATCTCATCGTCGACGATCACGGCGGAAAGCATCTGCCGACGACTACCGACGGCAAACCCGATCATCAGTTGATGGGTGCGGCATGGGCCGCGCTGCATGAAGGCTATCGGGGCAACAAGTATGAGGGCCCGCACAAGGCCGAGGCAATCACCAAGCTCGCAGCACTATACAAGCGGGAGGGAATGAAAACTCCCGGCTCTGAGACCTCGCGTGCGGCGCTGTGCTCGGTGATTCCGCCAGGCGAGCCGCCCGCTTCGATTCTGATCATCCCCGCAGGCCAGGTTGATTCGCGCGACTCACGCGCGCCGTGGATCAACGACGATCCCGAAGCAGTCATCGCGGCGAGCGACGCGCTCGACATGACCGCGGGCCTGCCAATCGATTACGACCACGCGACCGATATCGCAGCGCCGAAAGGGCTGCCGGCTCCGGCGGCCGGATGGATCAAAAAGCTGCGGGTGCAGGACGGCGCGATCTGGGGCGATATCGAATGGACCGAACGCGGCGCAAAGGCCGTCGCCAGCGGCGAGTGGAAATACATCTCGCCGGTATTTGACTACGCGAACAAGACCCGCGTCATCACGCGCGTATTGCGCGCGGCGTTGACCAACAATCCCGCACTTTTCAACACAGCTATTGCGGCCGCGGAAGGCCAGGAGGCGTGCATGGATCACGACGAGTTCAAGAAAAAGATGGGGGCGCTGTTCGGACAGCCCGATGATGCCACCCACGAAGACATCCACGCGGCGGCCAAGAAGCACGTCGAGGCGGCGGCCAAGAAAGGAAAGAAAGCCAAGGCCGACGCGCAGGACGGCGATGGCGACGGCGACGGGAACGAGGACGCGGCCACCGCATCACGCCTGATCGCGACCGGCAAAGTCGTCTCGCAGGAGAACTACGCAAGTCTGCTGACCGAAGTGAACACGCTCAAATCGGAAAGCGCTCGAACCCATGCGACCGCGAAGGTCGATGAGGCGCAGCGCGCGCGCAAGCTCATGCCGAACTCGCGCGACTGGGCAATCAGTTACTGCATGTCCGACGAAAAAGGCTTCGACGAGTTCATCAGCAAGCAGGTTCCCATGGACCTTGACCGTCAGAGCGTTCGCGGAACTCCGACTGCGGCAAAAGAAGGCGAGCCCGCACTCTCTCACGCCGAGCGCGAGGTAGTTGGTTTTCTGACCGGCATCACGCCGGCCGAGATGGCGGCGGCGCGCGGCAAGCGGCTCAACCTCACCGTCAAGCCTCAGTTCGGCGGCGAAAAGGTCAATCTCGGCAAGTGAACGCGAAGCGTGACTGAGCGCTCATTCTGAGCGCAGCGAAGGATCTCGGAAGGAGAGAAAGCAGATGGCAGGATTAATCGCAGGTCGGAACACGCCGGAACTCGCCGAAGATCGCGAATACCCTTATCCGGTCGAGGCGAACACCAATATCTACCTGGGCGCCCTCATCGCGCTCAACGCGGCCGGCAATGCCGTTCCGATGAGCGCGATCGTCGGCCTGAAGGTGCTGGGCCGCGCCGAGCGTGTGCACGACTCCCAGTATCCGGGTGAGAACGCGATCAACAATCCGGGCGCTGCCGGTGCGATCTCGATCGTCGCGCGGCGCGGAGTCTTCCTGTTCAACAACTCGGCCACGCACGCGATCACGCAGGCCAACGTCGGCGGCGTCGCATTCGCCGAGGATGATCACACTGTCGCCAACAGCGACGAGACTGCAACGCTGTCGGCCGCGGGCCGCATCGTCGCAATCGACATCTCGGGGCAGATCTGGGTTGACACCCGGTTCCCGTTCGCGATCGCAGCCTGAGCAAATTCAAGGAATCAAGGCGGAGGAATTATGATAATTTCCGGTGCAAGTCTAACCGCGCTGTTCACGGGCTTCGATCTGATCTTTCAGCGCGCATTCGATTACTACCCGTCGTATTTCGCCGATATCACGAGCGTCACGCGATCCTCGACCAAGCGCCAGGAGTACCCCTGGCTAAAGCGCACGCTCGCGATGCGCGAGTGGGTCGGAGAGCGCGTGCTTCAGGCGCTCGAGACCAACAATTTCTCGGTCATCAACCGGCACTTCGAGGCGACCGAAGCGATTGATCGCGATGACCTCGAAGACGACGTCCAGGGGGTTTACGAACCGATGATCTCCGAGCTCGGGCGCATCACCAAGGTGCATCCGGATTTGCTGATCTTCGGGATGATCAAGGCGGCTCTGGCCAGTATCGATAATCCCTCGGGCGCGGCCTACGACATGAACGGCGTCTCGGTCGGCGTGCCGATCTGTTATGACGGCGTGACCCTGTTCTCCGCGGCAGGCCATCCAGTCGGGCCGGCGGGAGATACCGTTGCGGTCCCGAACATAAACGATTCGGGCGGCGCAAATCCCTACTGGATACTGCTCGACTGCTCGCGCGCGATGCGGCCGCTGTTGTACCAGGTGCGCAAGCCGTACGAAGCGGTGCACATGGCGGCGCCCACCGACGAGTGGGTCTTCAATCAGCGGATGTACCGCTACGGCGTCGATGGCCGCGATGCGGTCGCGCCGGGCTTGTGGCAGCTCATCTACGCGAGCAACGCGGATCTGTCGGTGGCGGCGAACTATGACGCCGCGCGCACCGCGATGCGCCAGATCAAGAACGATAACGGGCTGCCGTTCGGCTCGTGGGCTAATGCGAAGGGGCGCTACCTCGTGGTGCCGCCGTCGCTCGAAGGAGTGGCGAAGCGGCTGCTGCATGCGGAGTTCGGCGCGGGTGAAGGCGCCAACGCGGCGACGACCCAGACCAACATCTGGAAGGGCGACGCCGAGATAATTGTGAGCGAGTACCTGGAATAGGCGCTCGGCGATTAGAGGCGATTTGAGCGATTAAATTCCGGCGGGAGAACCCAACCCCGCCGGAACTTTCAAAGAGGCGGCGGAGCGCCATAAGCGCAACGCGGGCGTTGTGTGTGGGGCGGAGGTCGAGGGCGATGGCGGCGTGTGCGGGATGTAGTGCGGATTTCGAGCCTCGAAAGGATGGCGGCCGGCGGCAGAAGTACCACTCGTCCGAGTGCCGCCGGTCCCATCAGCACGGAATCGAGCGTAACGCCCGGAAGAAGCTGCTGGCTCCCCGCAAGGCGCGTGCGCGCGCCTTGTCGGCGGCGCAACACAAAGTCCTCGCGCGAGTCCATCAAAGCCTAGCGCGAGCCGCCGCTGCATATAATGAGACTTTCGGCGGCGCGGTGGCAGAGCACGCCTGATGATCTACGCGACTCTCACCGATTTGCAAAACCGCTATCCGGCGCGCGACCTTATCGCGGTCTCGGATCAGAATAACGCGGCGATCCAGGCGGCGCCGATCAACCAGGCGCTGGCCGATGCTTCGGTCGAGATCGATTCCTACCTCGAAGCGCGATTCCAGCTTCCGCTCACCGATCCGCCCGCGGTGCTGAATCTACACTGCTGCACGATCGCGATGTACCGGCTCCAGTCGCTGCGTCCGCTGCACGATCTCGAAGACGCCCGCAAACGCTACGACGATGTCATCAAGTTTCTGACCTCGGTCTCGCAGGGCAAGCTGACGCTCGGCCTGGCGGCCGATTCGGCTGAGCCGCCGCAGGCGCCCGACGCGGTCGTGACCGCATCAGATGATCCGGTGGGCGGATGCCCGCGGCGCATCTTCGATCGCCGCAAACTGAGGTCGCTGTAATGCCGACTAAGCTGCGCTTCACCGTGGTCGCGGGAAAAGACCTGGGCGAGAAGCTCACGGCCACCGATGCCGAGGCACGCCTGGCGATTGCGCGCACGGTCCGCGCGGCGCAGCTCGACCTTCAGAACGCGATGAAGCGCAATATCAAAAAGACTTTTCACCAGCACACCGGCGATTTCCGCCGATCGATCGCGATCGAGCCGATCACCGTTTCTGGTCCAAACATCACCGGCCCGGTCGGGACCAATCTTGAGTTCGCGGAGATCCAGGAAGAAGGCGGCGAGATCCACGCCAAGCGCGCGCGCAATCTGACGATCCCGCTCGAAGCGTTCCTGACAGGTAAAGGCTCGGCCAAGGGCAGCGCGCACGACGTGATCGCGGCACCCGGCAATTACGGTTATGACGGCACGTTCTTCTCCAAGGGCGTCCTGTTCGGAAAGAAGGGCGACCAGGTTGATCCTCTGTTCGCGCTCAAGCCGTCAGTGACCTTGCCCGCGCGTCCTTACGCGCAGCCCGCACTCGATGAAGTCGGCCCCGTCTTCGAGCAGCGGCTCGAGAGCGCGCTGGAGGCACTGCTATGAGCCAGCCCGCGTTCAATCTGGACGATCCGACGACTTATCCGGGCGAGCAGTTTGCGCCTCCGGTCGCGACCGATCCGGGCACGATTCAGACCGCCGTCATCGCGCAGCTCAAGGCCGCGCAGCCGAATTTTCCCGCGATGGCGGGAATCGAGATCGATGGCTTTCCCGACGATGCCGAGTCGTGGCGCGCGGTCAATCAGATCGGCACCGTCCTGGTACGGTACGAAGGCAGCAAGTACGGCGAGATAGAGGATGTGGGCATCGTCGCCCAGTCGCGCGAGATGAAGTTCCGGCTGGGAATCCTCGCGCGTGGCCTCGGATGGTCCGATGCGGCGGGGACCTCCCCGCAGGGCGCTTATTCGATCCTTTCGGCGTGCCTGTCGGCGCTGCTCGGCTTCAAGATTCCCGGCTGTTCGAAGATCCACGCCGCGGACGACGAGTTTATCCGCCGCGACAAGCAGGGCGCCATCTGGATTTACGCGCTCGACCTGATCATTCCGACTTACGTGGTCGAAGCGCCGGCGGCGTCGGCGTGGCCTGCGCTCAGCAAGGTGAACGTAAACAATCAGGTCCGGATGCGCGGGGTCGCGGGAGATTTCGATCAGGCGGCCGAGGGTGATTTCGATGATCTCTCCGGCGCCGGCGGCGACTTCGACACGCTCTCGGAGATCGCGAGCGATCTCGTGTCGGGCGAATCCGTCAGCACTGAGGACAAACCCTAATGGCGGAGCTTTCGCGACGCGCGAGCGCAGCGAGCCGAGAGCCGGAGCCACGCGAAGGCGAACGCGACTAAAGAGGAGATTTTCAGATGGGTGCAATGTTTCACGGCGTAAAAATCAATGAGACCAATCTCGGTACCTCGCCGGTCAATGCGGTTCCCGCGGGGATTATCGCGCTAGTCGGAACCGCGCCGGAGTGGGCGGTCGAGGCGCCCGCGGTTGCGCCCGCGACGAATACTCCGGTTCTGGTCGGATCCGGTCTCGACGCCGCGAAATTCGGCCCGAGCATCCGCGGCTACAGCATCCCCTACGCACTCGCGGCGATTCTCGCGCAGGCGCGTCCCGGCGCCACTCCGCAAGTGATCGTGATCAACGTCTTCGATCCAACGGTGCATTTCACCGCGCTCGTCGCCCAGCCGATGAACTTCCCGGCCACCGGTGCGCAGGTTCTAAATCTCGCCCACATGGGAGTAAGCGCCGTCGTCCTAAAGAACGCGGGCGCCACGATTACCTATGTTTTGGGAACTGACTATACGATCGATGCGGTCAACGGACTGATTATCGCGATCAGCGGCGGCGCGCTCACCGTCGGCGAGGCGGTCACCGTGTCGTTCAATTACGCCGATCCGACCAAGGTCCTGG